TTCCTGTGCAGCTCTGGTTGTAGTAGGTGGCCGTGACAACGAGCGCAGTCTCTGCGACGTAATCGGTTTCGGGGCAAAGGACATCAGTGATCGTAAACCAGATCGTGTGACCGCCGCCGGAACCGCCGCCGTGAAACTGCCACCGGCCTCGATGCGGCTGCTCGTTCATCATGCGGCGCGACACTTCGCGCACCGTCTTTGCAAGCTCTGCAACAGCTTCATCGCCAAGAGTGTTTTCACCCATGATTTCAAACTTCGTAAACGATGATGCGAACGTTGCAGGCAGCTGTATTTGCTTTCAAGTAGAGTGTTGCGTTTGGCTCAAGAAAAAACATTGCAGGAGAACTTGCTCCGCGCAAACGCATCCCGTAAACGCCAGTTGCAAAACCAACCTGCACGTAGTTCGTGGTGTCAAGGTTATAGACGATGCACAATCCCTCCGTGCCGATATCTCCGAACGTTGGCCCGGCTGTTTCTTCGGCTGTGCCGATGCTCAGCGTGTTGTCGTAAACGAGCGATCCCGTTTGTGTCAGTGATAGCTGCGGGGGCGTAAACTCATGCTTCATCGCACCCTTGGCGAGCCTGACTGACTGCATGATTTTAATTTCATTGGCCATGATTTCGCCTACGTGAACAAGACAGAAAACGGCTGAGTGTTGTACACAATGTCAGATCGCAAAACGTTATTTGTTGGCGATGGGTTTGCCAGTGCTCTGCCAGTTCCATCCAAGGGGACAGGGGCGGAAACTCTTTCCTGATCACCGGCGTTTACGATGTTGATTAGGTCGCCGCTGTAATCGAGTTCGCGAAACCCAGCGTCGAGCGTTTTTAGAATCCATCCGTTTCGCTGAAGATGGATCAATACTTCAAGCGTGTAAAAGTCAATGTTGTTTCGTTTTTGGGCAACACTGAGCGACACGCTTTGCACCTTGCCCGTGCCTACTGCATACGTGACGCCAAGAGCGTCGAACGTGTCAGAATTCACAGCGTCCTGATAATCAAGAACCCATGATGGGCAACCTGGCACATTGCGGCTGAGTGACAACACACGCCGCGAATCATCCATCATTGGCGGCGGGTCGTATGGATCGCCAGCACTGTTGACAATCAGTTGATTGTCTTTATTAAATATCGCTGGCTTTTGAAATTGCTCTGTGTAGACGCGAATTTGCATCGGATCTTGCGTAGGGTCTTGATTCATTTCCCGTTCGGAGCTGTACTCCGCCGTGATTGTCCAACCCTTCCACGGGTCTGTGCATGCGGGAGTTGTGCTGATGCACCACGCGTCACGAAATGCCTGCCCAATATATGGCGCGTCCGGATGTGAACCAACATCCCATGCGTCTTCAGACTGAGATGATGTTTCAAATCGGAACGCTCGCGTGTACGTTCGAACGCCACGCGAGTTTGTCGCTGTTCTGGCTCCAGCATCTTCTTCAATAAAGGTCACTGTCATCTTACTCAATGCCCAAAAATGACATAATGTTTTTTGTGGTGGACTTCGGCTTCAGCCCCTTGATCAATTCTTTGGTCTGCTTCTCAGTAGCCGCCACAACTGGATCTTTACCGCGTGTCATCATCGCCTGCACAATTGTTGAATAGGCTTCAGCTGATCCGCCAGCCATTGCTCCCGATAATTGCGGAGTCATAATCTTCTGTTTTTCGCGGTCAGTCCCGAGCCAGTTTGACAGCGTTCCGCCGATTGCACCCGCCTGAATTTTTGCACGGTCAATCATGCCCTCCGCTCCCATCTTCAGGGATTCGATTGTGCCCATAAGCGGCGAGTCTTTTAACTTGCCAAACATGGACGAAATGCCGGATGTAAATTTGTCTTGGCTTTCTTGCTTTTGCTTTTGCTGATTCAGCTTTTCAAAATTAGCTTTCGCTACATCGAATTCTGATTCAGCTTTGTTTCGCAGTTCGATCGCTTGGTCCGAAATTTTATTCGCCGCATGATACGCCGCTTTTATTGCTTCGTAATTTGCATCGGTGATTGGCGTTGCGTCCCATTGCTCAAATGCTGCACGTGTTTTTGCGGAGGCTTCTTTAGCCGCATTCGCAGTATCTTCCCACGTTTGCAACGCTGCATCTTGTGCTTGTTCGGCCGCCTTCACCGGGTCTGCATCTATCTGCGGTTTGTTTTCATCTGCCGCACCCTTAAACTGCCCGAGCAAATTTTCAAGTCGTCCCTGAGCACCTTGCAAACCATCTTTTGCCCCTGGCCTCGCTCCGGCTCTTTGTGCCATCTCAATGCCACGTTGAGCCATTAACGCCGGATTAGTCATGTCCAACGCAAAGTTAGCAACATCGAACCCGAAAGTAGACGTTTGCATTAGCAAATCACTGATCATGTCTGCCCAGTGAATTTTAATGGTTTCGATGCCAACATCGAACGCAGCGACAAGCGTATTGCCCAACCACTCCCATCGATTATCCATGTTGTTGAACGTGTCGAATAGCTTTGTAACTGGTCCAATTAGTCCAGTGACGTTTTCAGCAACCGCTTCAAATGCTGGAGCAAGCCCAACGGCAACCTGATCGACCATCGCACTAATCGATGCGTACATCTTTTGAAGCGAGTCATCTGCAGAAGCAACACGAGCCAGCTGCTCGTCGTCAAGCCCGATGCCGATGTCCTTCGCGTCCTGCATCAGTTTGGTAATGTCATCAAGACCGCCCGCAAACAGCCCCGTCATTTCGATACCGGACTTGCCGAAAATCTTGACGGCTGCCGCAGCTCGTCCCGCCGCCGTTGGAATTTTTCCAATGCCTGCTGCGACTTTTTCAAACTGCTGTTCCGGGGAAAGACGTTGCAGATCAGTCGCACTCAACCCGATATCTTTCAATGCGTCCGCGGCTTCTTTGCTTCCGCTTCCTGCCTTGCCAATCATGACCGTCAATTTTTTTATGCCACCAGTCAGAGTTTCCGCAGACACTCCGGATTGATCGGCTGCATATTCAAGCTGCTGGAGAAACGCTCCGCTGAGGCCAGTCTGTGCAGCTTTATCCGCGACACCGGCAAGAGTGCCAATTCGGCTTGTCAATCCCCAGACCGCAGCACCAACGCCGACAGCACCCGCCGCCATTGCCGTGAATGCTGCCGTAACGGGATTCAGTGCGGACATTGCAGACGTGGCAAAGGCTTTCAGGCCGCCTTGGCTCTTGCTGATGTTCTTATCAAACTTCTGCGTGTTGGCAGATAGGTTGACGACCAGATCACCAAGTCCCGCCATTACGTCGATCCTTTTACTTTCCGCAGTGCCTCAAAATCAACGTCTTCTTCGTCGGTGTTCTCATTGCATCTTAGGTAATCTCGAATCGACACGAACAACGCCTGCACGTCTTCCGGTGGCAACTTCGAAGCCGATGTTGCAATGATCTGATTTGTTGCGCCGACTGCCGCTCTAATGTCCGCTCGCCGGTCGCCAAACGGATTTACCTGATACATCGCAATTTGACAGGCCCACTCATAGGGAGTGTGTTCTGCCTTGATGTTCCACCAATCAAATCGACCAACGGAACGGGCGAGGTCGGCAGCAAACCGCGCCTCCCCGTCCCTCATCAGTTTTTTACGATGGCTTCCGCTCTGGCTTTGTCAGGCTCATTAGTGATCTCGAAAATCTTTGCAACAATCTGCTGCTGAACGTCGCGACCAACATCAATTGCGGCCATCACTCGTTCACCAAATGCTTCAGACGATTCCTCATCAGTTGGCACAAAAACGGGGTCGCCGCCGTCCTCAAGCAATGAGCATCCGATCGCGTACCCAATTGATGAATCCTTTTCACTGAACAAGCGGGCCGTTTGTAACTGCTGCCCTGTCAACGCTCGCAAATGGATCTTCTCACCATTCACCAACGTCAGCGGATAAAACGCACGCTTTCGAATCCGGTCAACGACAGAAAGAGCCATCAAACGTCCTCGTCTTCAGTTTCAGCTTTGGCCGCCTGATACGCTTCCCAGTTCGGCCCCGGAATTGGTTTCAGGTCTTTGTCATAACCTTTGATCACACCAGCTCTGTACAACTCACGATCGGCACTGTTGTTAATGCCGAGGGAGTTCATTTTGTACTCGACTTGCTGCGCAGCAATTTGATCTGATGTCATTCCGACAGCAGCGGCACATTCGTCATCTGCTGGAGAGCATTGACCTGTCTTGCACATAAGGACGGCCTGATCTCCCTCAATGATTGTGCCAGCTTCAATGTAGGCAATTGGCACCGTGTTTCCGTTTGTGTCCTTGCCGAACCGATACTTAATCGAATCCTGCAAATACGCGGCGGCATTCTTTGGATTGATGAACTGTTCAAGAACCAAGCGAGCTTTCATTAGCTAGGTGCTCCGGATGTCTGAATCGTGATTGAAGAACTCAGGCCATCTGCCGGAGCTGCTGTGGTATCAATGCCGAATCCGACACCGCTGTAGATTTCACTGAGTGGAGTCGCGTCGGCGTAGGTGATTTTGAAGTTTGTGTCGACTGGCGCGTAGCACTTAGTGATGAAAGCGGCATGCACAGTGTCATCTGGATCTCGGAAAATGTCTGCGTTGATCGTGGCGACTTGCACATAACCAGTCGCGGCATGGGCAATTGCGGCAGCCCCGTCGAGTACCTTGTACTCGTATGTCTCGGATTGAATGCCGGTGATGCTCACCTGCTTCAGTCCCGTAATTGCTGTATAAACCGCCGAGATTTCCATCAAAAGAGCGGTGCCCTTCGACTTCACTTTCGCTGCCATGTTAGTTTATCCTTTGGAGCTTTTTAGCTTCCTTTTCGAGTTGAAGAGCACCACGCCTGATCATTTCTGCTTTGACCTTGCCTTTGCTTTTTGCATAGGCAATTGTTGCCAGCCCTGGCTGCATCGCTGGCATTGATCCACGATACATTTGCCGCCCGCCACGCTTCCGGCCTTTACCAGCTCCCGTCCATCGGCGGTCAGTTCCTGCGACCCACCAATGCACATTATTTCCGTCGATTCCAACGCCCGATTTTCGATTCCCTTTACGGTTCACTGGGTAGGTTTTGCCGCGTTTCTTTCCGACACCAAAACCAACTTTTGCCGTGATTCGTTTTTTGCCCTTTTTGAATTTACTCTTGACCGCGACTTTGCCCTGTTTTGCATCAGGGTCAAGGTCCGCTTTCATTTGCTTTCCGATGGCATTCAATCCACCTCGGATTGCGGATCGCATCACTGAGACTTTTGACGTTTGCTTCAGCGTCTCCATGCGCTTGAGTAATGTTTCCAGCCCGACGATTTCCGCCGTCATCAGCTCGGCTCCACTTCAACCCTCAACATGATTGCCGCAACGAAAATCCCGTGTTGCCTCAACAGTTCTTTATCCGCCGCCTGTCGCGGTTCAATATCACACTGCCAAACCTTGACCCTCCCATTGGTCGAGTCGTATTCGTTGACCCGCTGAAATATCTGTCGTGTCAGCAACTTCAATGGGTCGATTTCGTCTGCCGTTCTGCCGGGAACTTTTGACCGCACGTAGATCCTTATTTCGTGCGATGTCCGGTCCTCGTCGTCGAGCGTTTCTTCGAGTTGCGTTTCCTCTTCATGGACCACGTCAACCCGGAGCCCGTTGACTTCCTCAAGATGGTCAACGACCATTTCGAGACGTTCTGCAACAACCTCAAGCGCGAATGTCGTCGAATCGTTGATGCGATCGACAATCGCCTGCGCAGCTTCTACGCTGGGTGCAATTGTTGCTGCCATCACTTGACCTGCTTCGTGTGAATCCGTGTCATCTGAGGACTGATCTGGCGAAAGACTTTGTCACCTGTTGGCGGGTGAACCTCGTGAGCAACACCACCGCAAATAATTCGATCGCCTTGCTTCGGCATTGTGTAAGGCAATGCCGTTGTCAGAGCGATAAAATCCACGGGCCTGACTTCCAAAATCATTCCGTTGCCAGCGTCAACCGGATACGGCTGGCCCGTTGATTTCCTCATGGTGATTGTTGTTGATGTGGTGCCACGGAGATAGACGCACGATGACCCTGCTTGAGTGAGCAGGTCGCTTGTCATGTCTCCGATGGCATCATCAAAATCACTCATGACTACTCGTTTGCGATGCGAACGCGAAGTTTGTCGATGGAGAACGTACCAGGGCTGTCGTCGGCGGACTTCTCAAGATGTGCCAACAACTTCAGCGGACCCGTGGCCGCGTTCAGCTTGAATACTGAATTCGGCAGTACGTTCACGCCGTTAATGTAAATCTGAATGTCTGCGGTGTTGCGTCCGTCCATCAGGAAATGAAACGGAGTTCCGAGCGTCCAGTCAACTGTTGTGTCGGTCGCCGCAACTTCTGTAGTTCCGTCGTCGGACTCTGCAAGAATGTTGACTGACGTGCCATCAGTGTGAATGAAACAGCTTTCGGTGATGCTGTCTGCGTCACTCGCGTGCGTTGCGTTAGCCACGCCGATATTAAAGTCGACCGCCGCCGCATCCCCGTCTGTGATGATGTTCACGATGCCATCGACGATCCAGTTTGACTCGACCGCAAAGGCTCGCGTTGAAAGCAAGTCCAGCTTCTGGGCTTCGGCGGTCAAGCCGAACTCCAGCACATTCGACCCGCCGACCTGCTTCAAACTTGGCATTCTTACGGTGGTTGAACCAACTACCGTCTTGACCTCCAAATGCTGAAACGCATCAACATGCAAGTCGATCAGGTATTGCGGGCGAACATTCAGCATGACTTTGCCGGATGTCGCAGCGGCCGTCGCGTCACCATACGCCACGCCAAGATAAAAGTCTTTGTCATTTGCCGGACGAACCACGGCGGCATTTGCTGAGTGATCCCACCAAAGCTCCATTCCGTCAACCCACACCAAGTTGATGGCTTTGTCAACGAGATAGATTCCTTCAGTTGATGCACTGCCGAGATCCGCAGCAGCGAGGTCAGTCGGAATCACACCGGCCCGACCATCTGGCAACGAAACAACCTGACCGCCCGTGACTGCGGCAACTGCCGTGTAGTCAACAGTGCAATCATCTTCCTGGTACAGATACGCCTCTACCATCGCTATTCACTCCAATCGGATTGTGTTCAAAGATGCTTGCCGGAAACGCCCGGCAGGCTCATATCGTCATCGTCACAGAGTGACTACGCTGCACCCTTGCTCATCACAGCATTCAAGTATCCGTCGCCAAGGTCAACGCCGAAGTCGTGATAACCTCGGAACTGAACGCCAAGCGTGTTGAAATCGGCGTCTGCTGACTCAACTGTTGGTGTCTGCTGGCCGTTTAAGAATGACACAACCATCGGGCTGCCCATTGACTTATCACCAAGCAAGTACCACGCCGTTGTGCTGTAGCCGCTGATTGATGAATCAGACAACTGCGGGGCACAGATCGGGTTATATTTGCCAGCGAAAGTGTTTACGTCAGAAACCTTGACGCTGCTGTTGTTGCGGCCAACGTACAGAGCATCAGCAATGGTTTCCAGTTCTGGCGGAACAAGCAAAAACTTGGCAGTGCCACCAACTCGCTTTGACCCGTCGGCAGATGGTGACGTTCGTGAACGCCACGCCTTCTGTCCAAGGCCAAGACCGACACCATCCGTCCCGAGGTTTGTCGTAGCACCACTGATGTAGTTGGTTCGGCCTGACGTGAAGATCGTCCCAAGGCTGCCCAAAAAGCCGGTCCAGAACAAATCGTTCAACGCTTGAGCCGATCCGCGTCCGAGCCGTGCACGAAGATCATCAAACGCTGACAGGTCATCATTGATGATGTCAGTTCGCGTGATTGAGTACATCTTCGCGTATGTGTCAGCAGAACGAGTGAACGACTCTTCGCCGGTCTTGCCGTGCTTGATTGTTCCGCCGGGCCCCAGCTTTTCGTAAGTCATGTCATCAAGCATTCGATAGCTTGTAACAGTCTTGAAATCGCTGACTGACTTGGTCTGTGCAATTTGCTGCCAGACCGTGTCTTCTTCCATGTATCCCTGCAAGATTTCCTTGTTCGCCACATTGGACAGAATGCCGGGCAAGCTGACTGTTGAAAATGCCGCCTGAATCTGCTGAGGACTGCAAGCGTATTGCAGAACTTCGCGAATGTTTCCAGCATTCACACGAGTGCCGGGAGCCAGATACATTCCGTTTGCAGCGGCTGCCATCATGAACATCTGCTGAAGACCGACGCCACGGCGGAACTGCGAGTGAGCGGCCTGCAGAATCTTGTCGTCAAACTGCTTTTCCGTGTCTTTGATTCCGCGTGTCATGCAGACTGCGGCTTCAATGACCATCGGCAGATTTTCGGCAGATCCCTGAGACGCATTGAACGACGTTGGCCGTGTCCGTGCCTGAATCTGTTGCTTCTTCATTACCTCCAGTTCGACCTTTTCAATTGACCAGTCTTGGTCAATTGCTGTTGCAATGATCTCAGGATGGCCCGAAGCCTTCGCCTGAATCTCTGCGGACTTGCGAAACTGTGCAGCAATCATCTTGCGGCCTTCCGCCAGTGATGCTGTCAGGTCAAGCATTGCTCCGGCGGCGGCTGCTGGAGCTGCAACTGGTGCTGGGGCAGCGGCAACCGCCGGGGCTGCTGGTGCTGGATACATGGCCGCAAAGCTGGTCTGCAGGACAGCGACAGCTTCCGGAGTCAGACTTGAAGCATCAAGCCCCAAACTCTTCACATAATCTTCGAACGACATGGCTGCCGATCCTTTCAAAAACCGGCGAGCCGAAGCTGCCAGATTCACCGAAGTTGTCGAGTCCGCCCCCATTGGAAGAACCGACGTTTCACGAAGCACGGAACGCCGTGCGATCACGACCGGACCCGTAAAGGTCTGGCCATTTGCTGTTGCGGTTTGACCCGCAGGAACATCCTCTGATTCGATGACCATTGCACCGATCGACGCCTGCCATGTGTGACCGGCTGCGGCTTGTGCGAGGACTTGTTGTGACTTCGCCGATTGCCCAGTCACGACGCCTTCAAGCATCAACTGGTGGCCATCGTTGGCGATGTTGTCAGTGGCTCCGAGGGTCGCTTCAACTGACTTCTCATGATCGATCAAGATTGGAATTGAGCCGGGAATCTCCAGCCCTGACAGATCAACAACGACCGGATGCGGAAACCCATCGACCGGAAGCAATCCACCTGAATAGGCTTTGATCACGAACCGTTTCGGTTTGCCCTTGCCGTTTGCCTTAAGGCGAAGAAACGCTGTTATGTTTACTGGCTTCATACCGCCACCTCGTGAATCTCTGAATCTTCAACGCCGCCTTGCATCGCGTCTGCAATCAGTGCGGCAATGCGATCGGGAGCGAGCCCGATAGATGCCAGCGTTTGCTCTGTCATTACCTGCGACATTTCGCCAAGGGTAAACTGATCTAAAGCGGACTTGATACGCTTCTGATTGTTTGTAAAGGCACGTTGGCCGATCGTCGTGTACTCGCCCTGTGGTAACGCGGCCTGAGCCTGTTGCTGCTGTTGGCCCGGCATTGGTGCCCCAGGCTGCAAGCCGAACGTCATCGCAAAAACCGCTTGCTTGTAGACCTCTACAGGAACGCCGAAATCGGAAGCAGCTCGCATTGCTTCCGTGTCCCAATCTTGGCCGCGTCGCGCGTGCTCAGACGTTGGCGTGGATAGCCCTGACTTTAATCTGATCGCTGCTGCATTCGCTGAATCAACTGCATCAAGTTCAGGGAGTGGCGGCCAATGCCATCGATGGTCAATCGCGTTGATTGACGGGAGTCCATCGAGCAACCCCGGAACATAGATTGCCGATTCGAGGAACCACTGAAAAACGGGCTCAATGATTGACCACTCAATCCGGCTTTGCTCGCATTGAACTTCAGGCTCCCACACATTTTTCATGTCGCCTTTGAAGGAGCTGAAGTTTGCGTCTTTGCCAGTGCCTGCGGCCAGCGTGTACGGCATGTTTGTACAACGGCTAAAGCTCTGCAGGGCCTGACGTTGGAACATTTCGTACAGCGGCCCCGGCTGCTTCGGCTCGACTTGCCCGATCTCCCAACCGGCCGGAAGCGTCGTCAGCATGTTGCGAGTCAGCTCGATCTCAGCAAAGTCGGCTGGCGACGATGACGGATCGAGACTCGGTGAATTACTTTTCAGGTACATTGCAAAGTTTGCAGCAGTCTCAGCAGAGTACAGCGTTGCCAGTTCCTGCCGTCGCATGATTGGCAGCGTCTGGAGTGCCGGCGTTGCCCGTGGAATTCCGCGTGTTTGCCCCGGACGATCCGCCCGGAACAAATGCAGAACCTCTTTTGACGTGTACCATTCGCCCGACATTGTCGACAAAGGCACGTTTGAACCTGGATGATGGTCATACACGTAAACCATTAATTCATTTGTAGAGCGGTCAAATTTAATGCCGTCATCTTCAAACGCATCGTTGTACACGCCTGCGATCCACGGACTTGCGATCTGATCCGCCTCAAACAAACGCAGGTCTAGCGTCGGATTTGGGTACAGTTGCGGACGGTCTGCCCGCATCATGAACACCTCGCCGTCTCGCCAATACGCCTCGACCGCAGTGCGAAGCATGTCGGACAGATCCGCCTTGGCAGCCCACTGGTGAAACGCCTTTTCAACCCGTGCGTTCGCTTCCGAATTTGCGGTCAGCATCTGTAATCGTGGACCGTTGCCAACAATGTGATTGACGGCCGTTCGCAAGATTCCGGCATACCACGAGTTATTCTCGGCCTCATACCGCGAGCGAATCCGAACTACGCGACGAACAGCGGGCGAGATCGCAGCACGAGCGGAAAGACCGTCGGCGGCTGCCCAGTGCCTGCGATTGTCGGCGGTAGTTTGTGCGAGATCAAACTTTGCTTTGACCTCTATTGGCTTGTGCTTGCGGGTAAATGGCCACATGATTAGTGGCCTCCCGGAGCGACGATTTTGGAGAACATGCCGCGAACGGTTGCCCCCATGTCGGCAGTGGCGGCTTTCGCGGCCAGATGCTTTTCGTATTCCATCAACTCCGTGAGCGACCGACGTGAGACAGTCACACCATCATTACTGACGGTCTGAGCCTTCAACGCTTCGGCAGCGAGTTGATCGGAAATTTCTGACACTGTGAACCCCGTGAAACCTAGTTATGGTTTGACGTTGGTCAGTGTCGATCAGTTGCTAGACGTTGTCGATAGGCTGTGTGGCGCTAATGCCATTCACTCGCACGGACCTGAAAACGTTCCGCGCCCATAACCGCTGATAACTCTTTCGAGAGTTTTGTTCAGCTCGCCGCATTTCACGCACCGACGCTCTCGGATGATCATTCCCACAGTCTTCCTCGTGTGTGCGACGTTCGGCAATTCCCCGCCGCACTTGTCGCACTTCAGCCCGCTTCCCGGCAGCTTGAACTCACCCACGTCGCGCCCCTCCTGGTAGTGCGAACGCTCTGATCTCTTTTTTTGTTCCGCTATCGCCATTCAGCTTGCATCCTAAAACAGAGGCTCCCACGAGACACCCAACGAAGGTATCCCACCAGTCATTGTCACGCCCAACGTTCTGCGCCCAAATGATTGACTTGTTTCCGTCGATCGCTTTTTCCTTGGGAGTTTCAGCAGTGAAATGCTCGGCAAGCAATCGGTTTGACCGCTCCTCAGTGCCGGGCAAAACGATTGCCGATGGAGCACCAACTGCCGTCAACAGTCGCCGACTGGCGAAACTCTTCATGAGATTCGCGTCGAACTGAATGTGCGTTGGTGTATCCGATCGGCGTTCGACCCATCCAGTGCCCGATTTGTCCCGAACCGGATCGCCCCATAAATGTATCGGCTTTCGACCGGCAGCGATGGCAAACCCCTTTGACGGCCGCATCCGTGAGCGTTCTTTGCTCGACTGAATCTGCGAACGAATCAGCGGCATCTGACCGCCGTCCGACCAGTCCTTGAGCATAATGTCGAGATCCGGGAAGTCCGCAAACAACTCGGCCTCGAACTGATTGTGCGCGTGAACGAACGCCTCTTCCCATGACTTGCCCGGAAGCTCCTGCCCAATCGTCCGAACCAGATCCGATTTGTAAAAGATCGGTCTGCCCTGATCTGGCCACGTCCTGTAATCAACCACAGCTCCGCTAAAATCCGAATTTACCGACAGCACCATTCCCCACAGAACCTGATCCGAGGAGTCAATGAACGCCGTCAGGAAACTGGATTCCTCCGGCATTGACCCACGGGGAACGTTTGAAAGTCGATTCATTAGCGTCTGCGAATCTAACTTAAGTCCGCTCGTATTGACCGGGGCATCGCCTTCCTGCTGAATCTCCTTGCGGAAGAACTCTGGATCAAGTGCCCTGATCGTCATCAGCGATTGAAGAGCAGAGATTTCGTCGGGAAGTTTATCATGTTCCCAAGCAATGACTCCGCCCTGATCCATCGTGGATCTATTGACCGCGTAAAAGTCCTGAGCGAGTTTCTTCCCTTCGTCCGGTGTTGCTCCCTGCCCCAGCTTCGCGGCGTAGGAGTCCCACAGGTCCATTCTGTCCGGCATTCGCAAGACGGACGGATAAACCTTCCCGTGCCAGTCCTTGTGACGCTCTCGATTCAAAAAACGAATCGTCAGGTCATCCGGTTCGCGAACAGTGCAAACCATGATCTGAGCCATCTTCTGACCGAGGCCAGCCAGCCCGCCGAAGGTCTTTGTGATTCGATCCTCAAGCTGCTCGGTCTGCGATGGAGACAGTGCTGTCTGTGGCGTCTGAACGTCATCAAATGCGAGCAGGTCAGGTCGTATCGTGACGCCAAACCGATCAACGTATGACAGCCCAGACACGTCTGTCGAGTTCACCGAATACGGGGCAATGTGACACTGGCAGGATGGCGCGTCGTGAATGTCGGCAAACACGATTCGGCCGCGTTCATCTTTGTGGCTCAGCGTTAGCGGTCTGCCATTCAGGCGGAACTGGCGTTTTGGTTGCCGGAGTTTCAGCAGGAGTGGAGTCAGCTCTGGATAGTCATCAAGCAATGTCGGTGATGATGCCAGCAGGCTGAAGAAGTTCTCCCGATGTTCGTTCGCCTTGTCGTCTGTGGCTCCAATCAGGACCGGGAATTTGCGATGTCCGTTGACCGCTGCCCAGATTGTTGCGACACGGGCACAGGTTGATTTCAGCCCGCCACGCCGAACAGCGTGAGCTTCTTTCCCTCCTGAAAAAATGACCTCTTGAAAACGGTCCATCATTGCCCGCTGGTAAGGAGCCCACGGAAGGTAAAAGGTCGGCTTGAAGTATGTTTCGGCGAACAGCAGGTTATCCGCTGAACATCGTTCGCGGCGTTGCGGATTTGCGATCTCTGGCAGCGGCCCGATTTCTTGGGACGCTGCCGTCTTTGCGTTGATGATTTCGGCGTTACGTGCTGAGCGAGCTGCGGCATAGTCCGCCCCGGAACCGGATTGACCACCGCCAGCAATCTGCCGAATAACGTTATCGATCTGATCCGCTGGAATCCGAGACCAGAACTCTTCCATCTCGGAATCGCTCAGCGATAGCAAGTGCTCGATTTCGTCGTTCGTCAGTTCGATTGTCAACATTCACTCCGACATTGACCACGGTTTGTGATTGCTGCTTTGGATTGCTTCGCCGAATCGCTTCCAGTTCGTCCCGCTGATTCATTGCCGCCATCGCTCGCAGTGCATTCCCGGCGGCGATAGCGTTTTTGTCCGCCGTCGCTTCGCAATCAAAAACACCATCCTTCGTTGCGATCTGCACCGTTGTTTTTTCAACGACATTCGCCAGCCGCCTGACGAGTTTCTTGGCGATTGTTTGAGTTATCGGAAATCGCTTTTCGACTGCCGTAACGATTAACTTGGCATCTGATTTCACCTGCTCATCAGACCGCAAAAGCGCAGTCCCACCATCCCGCATCTTGGCGGCTTCCGTGCCATGCTTGCGGGCATCACTTCTTTTTCGCTTTTGAGCCCTGCTCGGCATTCTTTGGCCCCGGCAAACAAAACTATCTGTTAAATTGTG